AAAGTTGATGTGTCAGTATATATATGTTTAATTTTATTTTTATTAAGATACTTATTAAGTAAATTATTATATGTAGATTCAAAAATTTTATATTTATTTAATTTAACATAATTTTTATAAAAAACATGAGGCTTAATCTTTTAATACTTAAAATTATTAAATGAACAAGAAATACGAATAAAATAAACACAAGCTTCTAAAATTATTTTAAGAGTATACTTTTAATTTTTAGTTTTAAATTGATATGAATCATATAAACTTTTATGTTCATTTTTAATATTTTCATATATAGAATTAACAACAAGTTTATTTTTGATTTTTATTTTTTTTATGTTTTTTTTCATTTATAATATATATATATTATATTATAAACATTTAAATAAATTATATTATACAAAGGTAAATATTATATTAATTAAAAAAATATTTTAAGATATAATAACTTATAATAACATCAATATTTAAATTTTTTATTAATTTAATTGCATGTATATTTTGAGTAATTGCTGCTAATTGAACATCTTTACCAGGATTTAGTATATATTCAATTGCAAAACCATCTGATTTAACTGCAGCCAATTGAACATCTTTATCAGGATTTATTATATCTTTAATAGCTTTACCATTTGATTTAACTGCTGCTAATTGAATATCTTTATCAGGATTTATTATATCTTGAATAGCTTTACCATTTGATTTAACTGCTGCTAATTGAATATCTTTATCAGGATTTTTTATATATTTAATTGCAAAAGCATTTGAATTTACTGCTGTTAATTGAATATCTTTATCAGGATTTTTTATGTATTCAATTACAAGACCATTTAATTTTACAGCAGTTATTTTAATTTTTTTATTAGAATTTTTTATATATTGAATTGAAAAAGGAAAATTATTTACTGCATGTAATTGAATTTCTTCATTTGGATTTTGTATATATTGAATTGCACAAGCATTATTTTTTACTGCTAATAATTGTAGTTCTTCATCAGGATTTTGTATATTTCTAATAAATAAACCATTATTAGTTATATTTTTTATTATTTCTGTTCTTTCCATATTTTTATAGCAATTATTACAATAATTTCTACAAAAATATTTATTATTTAATGATAAATATAACTTATTTATATTTTTAAACATTTTAAGTATACTAATACAAATAATATATATAATAAAAATCAATTTTTATCAATATGTTTGCATTAAAAAAGTATAAGGTAAGATATATAATTTAAAATAATAAGTGCATTTAAGAACAATTTTATATATTAAGTATATAAGAAGACTTGTTATTAATTAAGTATATAAGAAGATAAATAATTATAAAAATTATAATAAATAATAATTTTTAATCTTATAAATAGAAAAATAAAAAAATAAATTTATTTTAAATAACAAATATAATTATACTTATTATAATAAAAAAATTTTAATTTATACTTGATAAAAAATACAAAGACATTATTAAAACACATATTTAAATAAAAAATCTTTAAATGAAAAAATGAAATTTTTTATAAACTTAAAGATTTGATTATAATACTTTTCACGAGTATTATTTAAGTTATTATATATAACCCTTGACATTACAAGGTTAAAAATAAACCCATGACACCTCTCAAAATTGATAAACAATTTTGAGGGGCTTGGAGAGTTAAGGGATAAAATTATATTTTTAACTTGTTTTTCTCAATATTGAACCTGACATACTATAAATATTATATTTGTAGAACAATAACAAACGGTATTCTGTATTATGCAAAATTTGGGTTCAGACCTAAATTTAAAAATAATATGAAAAAAAAAACACATGATGTTTATACAAAATACATTAAAAATATTATCTCAAATAATAAAAATGTTAATCCTATATTATTTTTTACTAAATTAATTGATATTATTGACATATCATTAGATAAAAAAGAAATGACAAAAGATAATATATTCATTGGAAATAAAATAATTAAAAATAAACAAGTTATTGAATGTATTTGTGATTTTATAAATTTAATTTGTAATAATGTAAGTTCAACAACAAAAAATAATAATTTTCATATAAAAAAATAAAAAATTTGATAAAAAAATTCAATAAAAAATCACCAATTTTAAAACCGTTTTTGTAAAATTATTGTTGAATAATGTGTATTCAAAAAAAAATAATTAAAATCCAGACATTATATAAAAGTTATCATTTATAAATATATTAAATTTTGTTGTCTTCAATTTTTTTTTTGTTTATATTTAAAAGTAATAATGATGGATACGCATATTTATTATTTTTATCATCATATTGATGAAATCTTTCAATATTAATATTATATTTATCAATTAATCTGTCAAAATATGTTGCATTAAAACAATAATTTAATATTAAAGCGGGCGACACCATTAATCCGAATGAACAAACCATACCTGACATTAATGGAATTGGAAGTAATTTATATCGTTTATTTTCAAAGTTAATATAAACATTGTTAGGTAAACATCCAAGACAAAACCCAGTAACAAAACTACAAGATATAGGTCTAATAATTAAATGCTTAATTGTTAAATTTATAAAATTCATAAGTATAAGCATTAATCATAGATTATTAACAGATAATAAAAAAATCATTTTTTTTTAGAATATATTTGCATTAATAAAAGTATATAAGGTAAGATATATACTTTTATTAATGCAAATATATTCTAAAAAAATTGAAAAAAAAAATATATGAAGAATATAAAATTATTTAAAATTATATTAATAAATCACTTATATAATGAGCACACAAAAAATTGCAGTAGGAATTGATTTAGGTACAACATATTCTTGTGTTGGTGTTTATATGGATGGTAAAGTTGAAATTATAGCTAATGATCAAGGTAATAGAACAACTCCATCATGGGTAGCATTTACAGGAGAAGGAGAGAGATTAATAGGAGACGCAGCAAAATCACAAGCATCATCGAATCCAGTAAATACAGTTTATGATGCAAAACGTTTAATGGGAAGAAAATTTAATGATTTAGTAGTTCAACAAGAAATTAAAACATTTCCTTTTAAAGTAATAGAAAATACAAAAACAGGAGGTTGTTTAATTCAAGTTCAATATAAAGAAGAAACTAAATCTTTTACTCCTGAAGAAATATCTGCAATGATATTAACAAAAATGAAAGAAACAGCAGAAACATTTTTAGGAACAAAAATTACAGAAGCAGTTATTACAGTACCAGCTTATTTTAATGATGCACAACGTCAAGCAACAAAAGATTCAGGAATAATAGCAGGATTAAATGTATTACGAATTATTAATGAACCAACAGCAGCAGCAATAGCTTATGGATTAGATAAAACATCAAAAGAAGAAAATATCTTAATTTTTGATATGGGAGGTGGAACATTTGATGTTTCACTTTTAACTTTAGATGATGGAATTTTTGAAGTAAAAGCTACTGGAGGTGATGGTCATCTTGGTGGAGAAGATTTTGATAATAGATTAGTAGAATATGTATGTCAAGAATTTAAAAAAAAAACAAAACTAGATATCACAGGAAATCCAAGAGCAATGAGAAGATTAAAAACTGCATGTGAAAAAGCAAAAAGAACATTATCATCAGCAGCTACAGCAACTATTGAAGTTGATGCTTTATTTGATGGTCAAGATTGTAATTTAACAATTACAAGAGCTAGATTTGAAGATTTATGTGGAGATTACTTTAGAAAAGCAATGGAACCTGTTGAACAAGTTTTAAAAGATTCTAAAAAATCAAAATCACAAGTTGATGAGGTTGTTTTAGTTGGAGGTTCTACTAGAGTTCCAAAAGTACAACAATTATTATCTGAATATTTTAATGGTAAAGAATTATGCAAATCAATTAATCCTGATGAAGCAGTTGCATATGGAGCAGCAGTTCAAGCAGCAATTTTAGGAGGACATGGTGATGCAAAAACATCAGAATTATTATTATTAGATGTTTGTCCATTAACTTTAGGAATTGAAACAGCAGGAAATATAATGACACCAATGATACCAAGAAATAGCACTGTTCCTTGTAAAAAAAGTCAAACATTTTCAACATATGCAGATAATCAACCTGCTTGTACTATTCAAGTATTTGAAGGAGAACGTAAATTTACTAGAGATTGTAATAAATTAGGAACATTTGATTTAACAAATATTCCTCCAATGCCAAGAGGAGTACCACAAATTGAAGTCACTTATGATTTAGATTCTAATGGTATTTTAGTTGTAACTGCTTGTGAAAAATCAAGTGGTAAAGAACAAAAAATTAGTATTAAAAATGAACGAGGAAGATTATCTGATGAAGATATTAAAAAAGCAATTGATGAGGCAGAAAAATTCAAGGAAGAAGATGAATTAGCAGCTAAAAAAGTTGAAGCAAAAAATGCTTTAGAAGGACTTATTTTTAGTGCTAAAAAATCATTATCTGATGAAAAAATTAAAGAAAAAATATCAGAAGAAGATAAATTAGAATTAGAAGCAAAAATTAAAGAAACTCAAGAATGGTTTGATTCTAATCCTAATGCTTTAACTGAAGAATTTGAAGCTAAAACTAAAGAATTTGAAAAAGTATCTCATAGAGTTTTTCAATCTGCTTATGGTTCTGAAGGTGTCCCAGGAATGTCAGGAATGCCAGGAATGTCAGGAATGCCAGGAATGTCAGGAATGCCAGGAATGCCAGAAGGATTTGATGCTAGTAAAGTTGAAGAAATGATAAAAAACATGTCTCCTGAACAAAGAAAACAATTTGAAGATATGGCAAAATCTCAAATGGGTGGAATGAATGGAATGGAAGAAGTAAATGGATTTAATTCAAATGAAACAAATAATTTAGAACAAGATGATAAAATTCAAGAAATTGATTAAATTCAAATAATTGATTAAATTCAAATAATTGATTAAATTCAAATAATTGATTAAATTTATTTATTATTATAATTTTTAATATTTTTTTAATTTATTATTAAAAAAATTATATATTTAAAATGAAACAAATAAATGTTATAAATAAAACTTTAAGGTTTCTAAGTATGTAAATTATAATATTAAGGTAACAACCTTAACTGAATTATTATTTTTTTGAACAACTTTATTAACTTTATCTTTTATAATTTTACTATGATATTGTTTATATAAAAAATATCTTGTTATAAAAAATTAAAAAATATAACAATTAAAATTAATTATTACACATAATATTTACCTTTTTCTGATTTACTTTTTTTAAATGTTTATAATATATATATTATAAATGAAAAAAAACATAAAAAACATAAAAAACATAAAAAAAAATAAAAATCAAAAATTAAAAGCTAAAAATAAACTTGTTGTTAATTCTATATATGAAAATATTAAAAATGAACATAAAAGTTTATATGATTTATATCAATTTAAAACTAAAAAC